GAAAGACTCTGACGAACTCCGTCAGGCAACTCTGAAGGCCGCAAGTGTGGACGTTTCGGGCACAGGGGAAAGCTCTAAGAAAGTTTATCGTCGTGCCGACCTTATCCGGCTACGTATGACTGATCCGGCTCGCTATGAAGCACTTCAACCCGAAATTATGAGTGCCTACGCAGACGGAAGAGTGAAGTAAATAACCCTCAAGTATTTAGGAGATTAAAATATGCCTTTAGGTACCTCTCACGTTACGCTGGCGACAGCGGACAAGTTCATCCCCGAAGTCTGGTCGGATGAAATCATTGCTTCTTACAAGAAGAACCTCGTCATGGCCAATCTGGTCAAGAAGATGAACTTCAAGGGTAAGAAAGGAGACACCGTACACATTCCGGCTCCGACCCGTGGTAGTGCCTCGCTGAAGGCTGCTTCTACTCAAGTGACGCTGCAAGCCGCCACTGAGTCTGAAGTGATTGTCCTCATCAACAAGCACTATGAGTATAGCCGACTGATCGAAGACATCGTGGCTGTTCAGGCTCTGTCCTCGCTGCGTAACTTCTACACGGAAGACGCTGGCTACGCTCTTGCTAAGCAGGTCGATACCGACATCATCGCCCTCGGCCGTGCTGTTCAAGGTGGCGGCGGTACGACTGCCTACAGCGGTGCCTTCTCGGGCGCTGACGGCACGACTGCCTACGTTGCTGGCACGAACACCGGCATGGGTGCCCTGACGGATGCTGCGATTCGTCGCACGATCCAACGTCTTGACGACAACGACTTCCCGATGGATGGTCGCTTCCTGGTGATGCCTCCGAGCAGCCGTAACACCATGATGGGTATTGCCCGTTACACCGAGCAAGCCTTCGTCGGCGAGCAAGGCGGTAACAACACGATCCGTAACGGTGAAGTGGGTAACGTCTACGGTACTCCCGTGTTCATTACCACCAACGCTGATACGACCTCGGGCTCTACGGCTACCCGTATCGTTCTCTTCGGTCATCGTGACTTCGCGGTGTTCGTTGAGCAACAAGGCGTCCGCTCGCAGACTCAGTACAAGCAAGAGTACCTTGCTAACCTGTTCACCTCGGACACCATCTACGGTGTGTCGGAGCTGCGTGATAACGGCGCAGTCGCTCTGGCCGTTCCTGCCTAAGTAACCCAAGAGAGCCCTTCGGGGCTTTCTTCATTGAACAACTAATCAAGAGTCTTGCATCCCTAACTACGGCTCTGGAGCGCCATCTCCAGAGTCCTTTTTCCAGAGTTCTCCGTTTGAGAGCCGTGAAGAAAGGAATCAATATGACAGTGAAATTCAAGTGTAAGCATACCGGACAGGTCTACGAGTTCCAAGACTACGACGCTGAAGAGATGCGTAAGCACTCTGAGTACGAAGAAGTGATTGAACAGGAAGAGAAGACCGAAGAGAAGCCCAAGAGCAAAGCTAAAGGAAAGTAAATGACTATTTACCGTGGACCAGGAGGTGGGGGTACTACCACGACAGGCTCTCAGGGCTCAACCCCAACTAGCCCGGTGGGAACCCCTTCCGGGGCTAGCCTCGGCATCCATTCAGGCTCCCAGCCTCCGAGTGACCCAACCAAGTACCCTTTCTGGTTCGACAGGTCGGCGGGGACGTTCTACGTGTACGTGTCGGATGAAACCTCTTCGCAATGGATCGAGGTCACCGGAGGCGTCTACTACCCGGATGTGCCTCCCGCGCCCTCTCCAGCGCCTGCTCCTGCCCCCGCTCCTAGCTTCTCGGTGTCCATTCCTGCCGAGAACGGTACACTTGCCGGAGGCGCAACCACCAGCACGGAAATTGAAGGTTATGAAGGTACCGCTCATCTGGCTTGGTTCACTACAGGCTCCGAGACAGCCACGTACACAGTCACCGCTCCTTCGTCCGGCACCTACGACCTAAAGATTCGATTCTTCACTTGGGGGCCTCAGCAGAACAATGTTAAGGTCAACAGTGCTCCGTACACGACCTACGACTTTAATAGTGGACAAGAGTGGGCCATCAAGACCGTCCCGGTCACTCTGACGGCAGGCTCCAACACAATTCAACTCAGTGCCTGGAGCGGCTATACCTATTTTGATACGATCACTGTAAGTTCTCAAGTCGCTGCTCCGGCTCCTGCGCCCTCTCCGTCCGGCCCTACGTTGGCTGATGGCTTCCCTAAGCGAATCCTGGCTACGTACTTTGAGGCATACGCCTCCACTGCCGGTACGACATTCAAGATCACCGATGTCCCTACGGACTTCAACGTGATTTACCTGTTCAACGCACGCTGCAACAGCGACGGATCGGTTTCCTTCCCGTTCCTGAACGCCCCTATCACCAAGGCTGATGTGCAGACATGTCGGGATCGCGGCCAAAAGGTCATCCTCACGGTCGGTGGCGCAGGCTTGCAGTTCATCTTTTCAAACCGTACTCAGACTACGAACTTCGTCAACTCCCTTCAAGATGTCATCACGGCACTCGGAGGTGTGGACGGTATTGATTGGAACAACTTTGAGGGTGGTTCACTCACTCCTTCCAACCTTGGAGCGTTTGTTACTGAAACGATTTGGGCCACGCAGCAATTACGCAACGTGTATGGACTCACCTTCGGCAGCACAGCTCCCGTGGGCGGCAATACAGCAGACCCGACTCAGTTGCAGTGGGCTACAGCCATGAACAACGCAGGGTGTCTCACATGGGTTAATCCTCAGTACTACGACTGGAGCGGCTACAAGGAACCCGGCTTCGTTAGTAACTACACGCCTGCTTCCGGTACCTATGGCTATGACCTCAATTCCCGTTGGGTTGGTGCTATGGGTGGCGATGCCTCTAAGGTTGTCATGGGCTTCTCTGCGAACTATTGGGGCTACAACTTACCGGCAGGACAGACTCACGCTCCCTACGCACAGGCTCTCACGCTTGCTGAGTGTACCCGTGAGTTCGACGCAGCAACTACAAAGTACCCAAACCAGCGCGGAGCCTTCTGCTGGAACGCCTACCTGAACTCAGCTTCGGTCAACCAATACGGCGCTGCATCGAGCGACGGCAACAACGTGTGGGGCTCTACCATGAAGGCCCGCTTGGACGCTCTGGCTTGACCAGGAGAAATAATGACAGACATCAACTTCCCTACTGAGCCGACAGCCGGACAACTCTACATCTTTGGTACGCGAAAGTTTCGCTTCAACGGTCGAGGATGGCAGTTACTCTCCCAAGACGAGAAGCTACGGGATACTGTGAGTGTTAAGGACTTTGGAGCCCTCGGCGACGGCGCAACTGATGACACTGTGGCCGTTCAGGCGGCATTCGACTATGCTGCCACCACAAGCAAGGCGGTCCATGCGCCTGCCGGGACTTATTTGGTCGGCAACCTGAACTTCGGTACCAACGCTATCGGCTCCCCGGCCAACGGCCCGAAGCGGCTGACGGGTGATGGTATCGCCACCACGTTCAAGGCCAAGGAAGGCACCACAGGCACGCTCATCAACGCGCGCAACCTCGCAGGCGTCACACTGGCGAACTTCAATATCGATTGCGACAGCAAGGCTGCCACCGGCATTGACACATCTTGGTACAGCGTCGGACCTTCGATGTATAACACCTACTCTAAGGTGTTGGTGGAGAACTACAACGGAGGCCCCGGCTGGATAGCCACCAATAACAACGACTGCACCTTCGATCAGGTGCATGTGCGCACTCCGCAAGGAGGCGCTACGGTTGCTCTTTCGCTTAAGGCTTCAGGCGGTCTTGTGTACATGAAGGACTGTATCTGGAGTAACGCTTTCCTGTACCTTGGAGCACAGAACTACACGCTCACAGGCTGCTGGGGACACGGAATCCAGTTCGCGGCCGGATGTGTCAATGCCGGTGTGATCAATGGCGGTTATGTCTACGCCTCGGCTTCCACTGGTGCTTGCTTCTCGTCTGAATCGCTGTCTAGCGGCTGCAAGGTCGAATCTCTCGTGATGAACGGTACATGGCTGGACTTGGCGGATAATACCCGCTGCGTGTTCCAACTCCGAGCTGCCGGACAGATTGACCTTAATGCCTGCGTGTTGGTTCCCATTTCAGAGGGGCCTCAGTTACTGCACGCTTCTTCCGTGTCAGACACGGGTGTTGTGCGTGTAAACCTTAACGGTGGGCGGGCTGAGCCTGGAGGTACGTTAGGGCTCGACATCCCGACCAATTACGTCCTCACGCGAACGAACTTCAACAACAATGGCACGGTGCAAAACAGCACGTCAGGCACCTTTGTTCCGTCTTTAAAGTTCGGTGGAGCTAACGCCGGCATGGTGACTTCAAACGCGGTCGGACGTTACACCATCGCAGGCGGTTATTGCTTCTTTGAGCTTCTGATTGCCTTGGGCGCAAAGGGAACATCCACGGGAGGCGCAACCATCGACGGACTGCCACTTGCCCCGGCGGCCGTGGCACCGGACCGCACCTTCTCGATGATGGCGCAGAATGTTACCTACAGCGGCTCGCTTGCGCCCTTTCTGGGCAGTGGTTCGACATCCCTTGTGTTGTTCTCCCAGGCATCAGGGA